CCAGAACCCGAGCCGGTTCCAGAACCCGAGCCGGTTCCAGAACCCGAGCCGGTTCCAGAACCCGAGCCGGTTCCAGAACCCCCACCAGAACAAGAGAATTAAAATGCGAAAAAATTTTATATCTTTTGACCCTTGGTGGGGAGGATTTTGCAATATAAGGATGTCTTACGAAATGGCGGCGGCAATAAGCATTATTACAAAAAGGAAACTTATAATTCCTTATAAAATATATTGTTTGTTTTTTTCTGAATGGCAAAATAAAAAATCTTTTTTTGATATATGGAATGTTTTAGATAAAGATTTATTTATTAAAAATTTTGATTGCATTGATTACAATGATGTCGATGAATATAAGTCTTTAGAAAACGAAATTCATTATTTTCATGGAGTTGAAAATATAGCAAAATTAATTTTATTTACAGAGGAATACCATGAATGGAAAATTCCTCAAAAATCTATAAATAAAAATAATTTTATATTTTGTGAAAAACAATATGAAAATGATTATATAAAATTTGCAAAAGAAAGATCTGGAATATGTATAAACATGGATGATAAATACATACACTTTCCAAGAAATCTATTTGGGTATTTTTATTATCTTGTCTACGGGAATGGGCCGATTGAAAGAAATTTAATAAAAAATAAAATAATAAATGGAATAAAATATAAAAATTATTTTTTTGAAGAAGGAAAAAAAGTAAAAAATATATTAAAAAGTTTTAACGCAATACATGTAAGAAGAAATGATTTTTTAACAGCAAGAAAAGAATCAGTAGAGAATCAAATGATTGAACTTAAATTTAATTTAAAAAACAAAATTCCAAATAGCAGTCCATTGTATATAGCTACGGACGAGAAGGATAAAACAGTTTTTGATTTTTTAAAAAAAGATTATAAAATATTTTTTTTAGAAGATTTCTTTAAAGATCTAAAGAATTATGAAGCTATGGTTTTAGATCAGGTCATATGCTCGGAGGCAGAAGTTTTTCTTGGAAGCAGGCTATCTACTTATACTGACTATATAAATATAATTAGAGGAGTAAACGAAAAGCAAGATTTTCATAGAAAAGGAATAAATTTTGATTATGGAAAATATGTGTATGATTTATATCCTTGGGAAAAAGAGTCTGCCGACTGGAATAGACTGCATAGTTTTTATTGGAAATACGAAAAAATAACATAGCATAAGATATGGAACAAGAAATATTAGAATTAAAAAATTTGCTTTCCAAAGAAGAGTGTGAGGCTTTAATAAAAAAATACGATCTTGAGCTTCAAAAATTAAAGGTTGTTGGACAAAAAGAGGGCGTAGAGAGCAAAGGTCGAATAGCTAATGGGACTTGGATAAAAACCGAAGAAGATAAGGTTATACAAAAGCTAAAAAATATAGTATCTTCTGTAACTGGATTGCCGATTGAAAACCAAGAGGCGCCGCATTTTATTAAGTATGATGTCGGAGGAGAGTACAAGCATCATTTTGATTATTTTAATCCTAATGCAGAAAGCTCAAAGAGTCATCTTGTTAGAGGCGGACAAAGAGTCTTTTCTTCTATTCTCTATCTAAATGAAAATTTTGAAGGAGGCGAAACAGATTTCCCGAAGTACGAACTAAGAGTAAAGCCCACAATTGGAACTTTATTTAACTGGAGGAATTTAAAAGTCAATGGAGAGCTTAATGAAAAATCAAATCACGCTGGTCTTCCAGTTATTTCTGGCACAAAATATATAATTGTAATCTGGACCAGAGAAGGGGTTTTTGATCAGAAAAAAGCTCAAATTCCATGTTATACACTATCGCATGATAAAGAAAAATTTGAAGAATTTGGGTATTCTTTTCTAAAAGGAATAATAGACCATAAAACATGCGAAGAATTTGCAAAAGAGCTTTTTTATTTAAAATTTTCTAATAAGTTAACAGCAGAAAATAGAGGTCAATTGGCAGCGGCAAACTCAGATCCAAGTGTTTTTAAGCCTTCTTATGGACTCGGATCAATAAAAAGATTTGATGATTATTTGAGATTAATATCAAAAGATGTTTCTGAAAAAATTGGAGTTCAATGGAAAGATAAGCATACATATGCCAGAATATATTATAATGGAGGCTTACTTGGAAAGCATGTAGATCGACCAGGTTTGGACTATACCCTTTCAGTAAATTTGTTTTCTACTTTAAAAAAAGAATGGCCTTTGTACTGCATAGATAAAAAGGGCAATGAAATTGCTGCAAACACAAATGTTGGAGAGGGAATTTTGATTTTAGGAACAAAAATGCAACATTGGAGACAGCCATTAATTTGTGAGCCAAATGAATGTGTTGTTCAACTTTTCATGCATTGGTCTTTGCCAGATTAATGAAAATTGTTTATATCTCTCCTCATCTATCCACAGGAGGTCTTCCTCAATACCTTCTAAAAAAGATAGAAAGCTTAAACTCATTGTTTCAAATTTACTGCATAGAGCATAAGTTTTTGGGAGACGCTTATGTGGTTCAAAGGAATAAGATTAAAAATTTACTCGGAGATAGGTTTTATTCTGCTTCTGGAAAGCCAGATGAATATCTGATCGAGCTTATAAAAGATATAAGTCCAGATGTAGTTCATTTCGAGGAGTTTCCAGAAACGTTTGTCTCTCACGAAATGCTGTATAAAATATACAGCAAAAGTAGGAATTATTTAATATTTGAAACCAGTCACGGAATTTATTACAAGGCTGAAAGTAAGATTTTCCTACCGGATAAGTTCATTTTTGTTTCTGAAATGCAGGCTGAATTATACGGAAAGATGGGCGTTAGTTATGAGATAGTTGAGTACCCAATAGACTTTAAAAACCCAGATAAAAGTTTTAAAAAAGAATTGGGATTAAGTGGCGATATAAAGCACGTATTAAACGTTGGACTTTTTACTCAGGGTAAGAACCAAAAAGAGTTAATAGAATACGCGCGCGCGCTAGTGGGCGAGAAGATTCAATTTCATTTTGTTGGTAATATGGCAATTAACTTTAAAGAGTATTGGGAGCCGATTCTGAAAGACTTACCAAGTAACTGCTTAATTTGGGGCGAAAGAAGCGATGTGGATAAGTTTTACCAATCTGCCGATTTGATGGTATTCACCTCAAAAAAAGAAACATCGCCACTGGTTATCAGGGAAGCCTTGTCTTGGAAACTGCCCTGCTTAATTTATAATCTACCAGCCTATAAGAATATGTACGACAAGTTCTCTGGAGTTGGTTATTTAAAAGATGGCGACTTTAAGGAAAACATTAAAAAGATAAAAAGCCTATGAAAGACAGCTTAATGCAAATTTACTCAATGACTGAGAAGTCGTCTAAGGAACCAAGAAAGGCTCAAAATGCTATCGAAGTATCATTTACTGATTCCGCTAAGGTGTCAATAAACGGCCCAGTTGATCAGAGTTATACCGTAAAGTTTATTAATAATAAGACTGGTGAGATTACTTATTCTTCAGAAATTAAGAATAATATGTGGTCGAAGTCAACGATTTCGTACTACGTTGAGTGGCGAATCCTAGTAGAGTCAGGCGGTCAAACGGTGTTTGATCAAGTTTTAAACCTTAAAGATAAGAAGGTGCTGGTGGTTATTGATTCGCAAAGCCTTGGAGATATTCTGGCTTATACTGGTCAAGCTGACAGATTTCAAATTAAACACGAATGCAAATTAGATGTTTTAGTGTTTAACAAAGAGTTAGCTCAGATTCTTGATTCTTCGTATAGTAATATTAATTTTGTTTCTGATGTTAGAAGTACAGATGATTACTATGCGGTTTATAATATCGGTTATCCGCTACAAGATTGGCAAAACAAAAATCCGATTGATCCGCGCACGATTCCTCTACAACAGGTAGCAAGTTCAGTTCTTGGGCTGGAGTTTAAAGAAGAAAAGCCAATTTTAACGTTTCAAAATTCAACCAAGAAGTATAAAAAATACGTTACTATCGCTACTCAAAGCACTGCTCAGTGCAAGTATTGGAATAATGAGAAAGGTTGGGAGGCACTGATAAAGTACTTAAATAGTAAGGGGTACGATGTTTGGTGCATTGACCGATTCCCTGTTTTCGGTAACGAAAAACAAAGGATGAACTTTATTCCAAAGGGCGCGATAGATAAGACCGGAAACATTCCATTGGAGGTCAGAATGTCGCAAATATATAATTCTGAATTTTTTATTGGCTTAGGTTCGGGGCTATCTTGGTTATCTTGGGCGCTTAATAAACCAACGGTATTAATTAGCGGATTCAGCAAAGCTTTTGCGGAGTTTGACACCCCTTACCGAATCATTAACGAGTCTGTGTGTAATGGGTGCTGGAACGACCCTAGTCTTAAATTTGATAAGGCTAACTGGATGTGGTGCCCCAGAAATAAGAACTTTGAGTGCTCTTCTAAGATAACCTCTGAAATGGTTATCAAAAAGATCAGTACTCTACTTTAACCCGCTTAGACTCGTAGGTCTTTTTTTGGTCAGGGTGAATTGCCCCTTTGCGACTGGAGGAATAGTCCTTAAAAAACTTTTCTTTTATTGGATCAGATCCGCCATAAGTCTTTGCGCGCTTTTCGCTTAATTCTTTACTTTTATCTATCAAATCGCCATAAGTACCCTTCTTGTTCTTTGTTGCGTCAATGAATGCGGTACTGCTATTCGGGTCTATTTGCGAATCTATCGAGGCGTTG